AGAAGATAAAAAACTACTAAAAATACTACTTACATCACCAATACTTGGCTTGACTACCGGGGTGTTACTAAAAATAGAGTCTGTAAACCCTTTAAGCGTCGTACTTACTACCCCACCTATTGTCGGGGTTACTGTCTGAACGAGAGTAGCGGCAAGAGCATTAAAATTAATTAGCCCTTGTGCGCCTGGTGGGAGAGCTTTGGTTAGTTCAAATTGAAGAGCTGTAACTAATCGGTCGGTTGCTTGAGCAGATACTTGGGTACCTATTGTCCCAGTTAAATTATTAAAAATACCAGTACTACCTAGATTACCTGACACTAAGTTAACTGGATTTTTAGTACCTACAATTTGAGAAGGTATATTGGTAATTTGATTATTACCTGATTTAAAAACCTCCGATACTATTGCTGTGGATTGAGTCTCAGCTACCCTGGAAACTATTGCTCGCAGTATGGAGCTATCGATGCCTGTATTAAGTTTAATAATCTCATTAAAGAGTTTATTTTCAATCGCACCTTTTGCGGTACCTGTAATTATACTCAAATCCATTTTATGCTTTCACTAATTTTAAAAGATCGGATTTTTCTGCTGTTAGTCTGCTTTTAACCCCCGCTCTTATTGATTCAGAATTCTTACCAAAATATTGATCAACTGTATTAATTTTAAAATCACTTACCAATGTAATAATATCTGTATCGGTTAACTGAGATTTATCCTTCAAAGGTTTAGTAAATACAGAAACTGCAGTAGGACCGTATTGAACTGCAGTTGACCAGACAAGATCTTGCACCCCTGGTCCAAATTTAGTCATATCATAACCAGCCCGTTGGAGGTTGGCTATCATTACATCATAATATTTACCTTGAATAAAATCGTGTTGATCTTTATTAAATGCCTCTTTGTTAGTAGATGCTAGCTCCTTCCATTTAGCATCAAATTCAGGAGTAGCAGGTTCAAGTCCTTCTAATTTATCTCTAAACTTACTTGCTTTAATGTATGCTATTAAAGGGGTGTTTTTAGCAGAAGGTCTTGCTTTACCTGTAGCTGCATTTACAGCAGGAAGGAAGGATGCAAATTGATAGGTACCATAAGAGGCCCCACCATAATCACCTTTAGCGCCACCGTTATAATCGTTTACAGTACCGGGGCCGCGGCCTCCGGATTCAAATTTTTCTGAAGATTGACCGAGTGTCCATCCAGGTACATCTGGTACACCTGCGCGCACGGGGTTACCCTCACTGTCCGTTACCGGGTTACCTTGTCCATCTTTCAATACACCATCATTTTTATTCTCTACAGTATCTTTTTGTTCAGTTTCGGTATAGCCTTTACCTGCCCCTTTTGTAGAAATTGTGCCAAACATAGCCGGTTGCTGCATGTCTTCGCCGTCTAGAAAGAATCCTACAACCCATGTCCCGGTAACAGGACCGAGTGGGGATGTACCTAGACCAGAGGTGGCTGCTGATGTAATGGGTTGTATAGGTACTGCCCATGGTAGATCTTTTGTCGGTAGTAGTTCTTTACTATCGGTGTGCAAGCCATAGATTCTTACCCTGCACCTACCAATGCGTTCGGGGTCATCTCGATCCTCAACAACCCCAATCCACCAATTAAATCCGTCTTTATTAAATATCTTTTGCATATTATGATGTAATGTCTTTGTTAACGTAGAACGAATCTTTAACTATTTCCATAGTCATAAAGTGTTGATTTCTATTTAATTTATGACGAATGGCAGTTATTAAATAATAGCCTGAATATAAATGATCTTGACGTACACTGGTTGCATCAGATTCGTCTTTTGCCCCTAACTCGGGATATAAAAAATATAAAACTCTACCTACTTCAATATCTGTTCTACCAGGTACGGTAATATTCATTTTAATATTGTTCATATCTAGCAAGCTGCTTTTTCTATTACCGTAAATTTCTCCCATCTTTTCACTTACATTATCTTTAAAATATTCATCTTTTGAGGTTTGGAACAGTCTGGGATTTTTTGAATAAAAAGATATGGAGGTAGCAGGATTTCTTAATGCCTCTGCCGAGAAGGGGGGTACAGATGTCTCCCCCGAGCCTGAGGTATGGAATTGGTTTTTATATTCCTTAACATAATCATAATCTATAAGCTCATACTGTTTATTAAAAATATCTAAATAAACTAAGCGATTGGCTAGATACCCATTAGTAAGATTCTTAATTTGATCAATAGAATCAATCATTTCAACATCTTTAGCCAGGAACATTTCCCGATTTATATCTTTTGAATTTTCCCCCTCACCTACATTAGATGCTGCAACAGTATAAGTACCAATAGTATTTTCCGTCTGTACGGCGTCTGCAAGTATGGATTCTATAGATCCGAAATAAAAGGATTTTGTAGATTCATAGAATAAAAAGTTTTTAGCTTTACCATCTTTAGGGATAGATTTAGATGCTAGCCAATTTATACACTTAAAGGGAGTCCACCCAGGTGCAACAAATTTTACTTTATTAGACGGTTCGTTAAGAAATATAAGCGGGCTTAGCTTATTATTAGGCTTTATCTCAGCACTACTATTAGAAATTTCATACTCTCTGTTGGTAGCAATATAATCTTGAAAAATAGATTCAGCTATGTCAATAATATTACCTTCAAATGATTTGAATAAAGGTAAAAGTATATCTAAGTACATCTCTGTAGATACGAAATGTATTGTAAACATCTGCGTATTATTATCGCGAACTAACCTTCTATCAGATATTTTATAAGTTGTAAAAGTTTTTGTTATCGCATGTACTTCATCAAATGACGGAGTAATAAATTTTAATATAAGACTCTCTTCCCCGCTTAAATTAAATTTACCAATAAGATTGCGGCTATCTGTAAGTACTATATTTCCCTGTAGGTAATTGGAAAAAATATCTTCAAATAAATTAAGCTCAACTAAAAATTCTGTAAGGTCAATTACAACGTTATTACCTGTAAGTAATTTGATTTGCTCAATCTTTACATCACCAGCTTTGGCTATTCCATTAAATTCTTGCATATTATAATCTTAAAGATTTTTTAAAATCTGCTACCACGGCTTCAACGTAAATAGGTTTTAAAATTTTTATTCTTCTTTTTTCTTCGTTAAGTGCATCTTCATACTGGTAGTTACTAATCGGGGTAGCGCCACTAGCATTGGAGTTTACCCAATAACCATCTGCGTTTTCGTAATGATGGGTACTGTAGATATTAACATATTTTTGTTGACAGTATTTTACCAGATTATTAGAAGACAATAGCCATTCAAATCTTGGATCAATTATATCGTTTACGTGTAATATTATCCAATGGTATTGAGGATTATTATAAAATTTGTCTGCTAATAACTCAGGAGTTTCTCCATCCTTGACATCATACTCATCAAATAATACAAAATTAGATTTAATCTGATCCGATATTTGAGAACGTAGGGTTATATTGGTAATTATCTTAGTATTAGCACCTTCGTTCAGAGAATAATAGGTATATGGAAAATTTTGAAAATACATTAGTATGCTCCGTTATCGCCTATCATGTTTCTAGTAATAATCTCAGTCTCTCTGAATGTAAGGGAAAGATTTACTTCTGTAGGATGCCCATCATTAAATGAAGAGAATTGCTCCCCACCATATGTAACTTCCATAGACTCTAATACACAAGGTCTAAATTGATGGAAGTACTCATTTCTCTTTCCCCCATAATAATATGTAATTTGAAATTCAGAAGGGTATATAAAAAACATCTTACCCTGTGAAATTTCTGGATGCATATGAAATTTAAAAAGGTCAATAATTTGTTTTATTTCGTCTGATTCTTGTTTCGACTTAGGTAAAAACTTATATTTAAAAGCAAAAGATCTAAAGTCTACTGCCTCAAAAACCACCTCTTTAAACGGGTTAAGAGCAGTGCCAGTAGACTTACTAAGCGCTGCACCCACGTCTGCTGCTCCAAAAGCCCCGGGAAGCTTGGCCATAGTGGCGCCGAATGCCGCAAGAGTCTCTGCACTTGCAGAAATTGCCCCTTGACTATCAAATGTAGCTCCTGATAATACCCCGGCTAAAGTTCCTAGCTCTTTATTGGCGTACTGCATTGCGTATTTTACCGCGGGTGGTCCATCAACATATAGCGAGATTACATCTGATATACGAAATGTTTTATCTGGCTGTAGCAAGTCTGTTGCAAGTATTGCCCCACCAACAGCAGCACCTACACCTGCACCTGCTACTGTAGTTATAAGCTGACTGGTAGCACCAGTAAGATTAACTGCTTTTGCAACCTTTGATGATACTGCTGTAAGAGCGGCGTTTGTGCCTTTTGCAACTGAATCTAATACGGCAGTCGTGGCTACGGCAGCGCCAACGCCTGCAGCCCCTGCAGTTGCTACTCTTAACGTCCCGCTACCTAGTTGATCTTCTGTAAGATTTGCGCTGTCAGGGCTTCTCTTTACTTCAAATAATCTCTTATTCTCCGGTACCAGTTTTGACTTACCGCGAACATTAATACCAAACGTTACGTAGTGTAGTAGGTCTGGTCCTCCAAGATCGGATGGAAATCTCTTTACATTTATAGCGAACTTATCTTTAACTGTTCGAAGAGCGTCACGGGCTCCTGCATCTGAAACAGTGCTTATGGTTTCCTCTGCTACCGCGTTTCTAATATCTGAATCTATTGGCATTTTTGTCCGATAAATAGTAGGTTATCTCCATATTATTTATCCCAATGTACAAAGGTCTATATAAAGGTCGATTTAAAGTAACCAACCTTTCAAAATACAAAGGCGATGCTACTAATGTTGTTTACCGATCTTCATGGGAACTTAAGTTTATGAAGTGGTGTGATACGAACCCATCCGTACTTGAATGGGGGTCTGAGACGGTGATAATTCCATACAGATCCCCAGTTGACTCCAAAATACACCGATACTTTGTAGATTTTTATGTTAAGGTAAAAGCTAAAAATAATCTTACTACAAAGTATTTAGTTGAAATAAAGCCAGAAAAATTTACCAAACCTCCAGATATACCTAAAAAGAAAACAAAAAGATTTATTGAGGAAGTATTTATGTATGGGGTTAATCAAGCAAAATGGAAATCAGCAGATGAATTCTGTAAAGATAAAGGAATGCAGTTTCTTGTTTTAACAGAGAATGATCTTGGTATTAGTTGAATAAATAATAGATGGCAACTATAAATAAAAACCCTTTTTTGCAGGTACGGTCGCGAGTAGGAGATACTGAGCGTTCCTTGGAGTGGTACCAAACCCAGGTTAAAGCTCTTTCAAAAGCGAAAACAACTCCTAATAATCTATTACAGAACACACCAGATCTTGTAAATAGAATATTACCTGGTAATATGTATATGTTTTTATATGATGCCAAGTTAAAGGATACCCTGCCTTATTGGGATATGTTCCCTTTAGTGCTACCATTCCGAAAAGTACCAGACGGATTTTATGGTATAAACTTACACTACCTACCATACCCGGTACGGTTTAAATTACTAGAAATTTTACATGATTATGCTTCTGATGAAAAGATTAATGATAATACAAGAGTACGTGTAAGCTGGCAAACATTGCTTACAATGTCTAGAGTGGCACCTATAAAGGGGTGTGTTAAGCACTATCTTGATTCCCATGTACAGTCTAGATTTTTAAATATTAAATACCCCGATTGGGTTACCGCATCATTGTTACCAGTAGAACAATTTGTTGGTGCGACCAAGCAAGAAGTATGGCGCACCACTAGAGAGAAATATTAATGTCCAAAGCCCATTTCAGCTTAGATAGGTTTAGAACGGAAATCCTTACTAAAGGTTTAGCAAGGAGTAATCGATTTGAGGTTATAATTAACCCACCGGTTTTTTTATCACAAAAGTATGGAGATACAATTAGTCTTCTTGCCGAACAAGCAAGCTTACCCATGCTCAATATAGCATCTAAATCCTATAAGATATTTGGCCCTTCTTATCAAAGACCGTTTACCTCAGAATACGGGGGTGAAGGCATGCCAATGACATTCCATGTCGATAGTTCTATGACTGTTCGTAATTTCTTCGAAGATTGGATGCATGCTATTGTTAACCCTGTCACATTTACAACCTCTTACCAAGATCAATATATTGGAAGTATTGAGATAAGGCAAATAGATGAGCAGGATAATATTACCTATGCAGTTAGATTATTAGAAGCATTTCCGAGAAATTTAAATTTAATGGATTTAAATCATAGTTCATCTAATCAAACTCATAGACTAAATATTTTATTCGCATATCGCTATTGGGAGCGTATAAAAGATTCTGGACCAGCAGCTGTACCAAGAGCTGTACTAAACCCTCAAATACCTAGAACTGATGTTAGTATTGAGAATAACTAAAGGAGTTAAATTATGTCTTTACCAAAATTAAATACCCCAATCTTTGAATTGATTTTGCCCTCAACCGGCGAGACTGTACGTTTCAGACCGTTTCTTGTTAAGGAGCATAAGATTCTTTTAACAATGGCTGAAGCTGATACTTCAGAAATTGGTAAGATTGTAAGAGAGCTTGTTAGCGTATGTACATTCGAGAAAATAGATGCCAATAGACTACCACACTTTGACATTGAATATATTTTTCTTAATTTAAGATCAAAATCAATTGGAGAATCAGTCGATGTAATTGTAAATTGCCCTTGTGGTAATAAGATTGACACCTCTTTTAATATTGAGGATCTTAAGGTAGTTAGAAAAGAAAACCACTCCCCGAAGATTATGTTAACCGATAAATTCGGTGTTGAAATGGCTTACCCAAAGTTTCAAGAAGTAATAGAAGTATTTCAATCTAATAATACAGAGAGAGTAATTGAGTTAATTATTAACAATATTAAGGGTGTGTTTGATGATACTAATTATTGGGATACTAAGGAACAAACCAAACAAGAAATAGAAGAGTTTGTTGATTCTCTCACCAAAGAACAGTTTGATAAAATTGAAGAGTTTTTTGTAACTGCACCTAAGATTGTTCAAGAAATAGAGACCGATTGCCCCAAATGCAGTAGACATAATAGTAGCAAGCTTGAGGGCTTATCAAATTTTTTCGTATAACCCTTTCTCAAGATAGCCTTTCCAACTATTTTATTTTAAATTTTTCTCTAATGCAGCATCACAAATATTCCTTATCTGAATTAGAAGATATGATGCCTTGGGAAAGGGAGATATATGTATCACTGCTTACAGATTATATTAAAACTGAAAATGAAAAACTAAAAATTCTACAACAAAATAGAAAAAACACGTAAAGTACAAATGGAAAAGCCTTCTATCACAGATCCAGCGTTCGGTCAGTTTCTTGGAGATCTTAAGAAACAAAACAACCAAAGTTTTGCAACCCAGCTTATGCAGCTGAAGTATGAGCGCGAAATTGCTAAAGAGGATAATGATAAACGAGAAAAGCAGCTCGATGATGTTGTAAAATCTCTTGTGGCGGTAAAGGACGCTATTACTGGGAATAAGGTATCACCAAAATCTAATCAATCAGATCCACTGGCTAAAAAACTATCCTCTGTGCAAGTTAAAGCTGATGATAGGACTTTTTCAGAAGCGTTTAAGGAGATTAAAAGCGCGTTAACTGGTGGTACCTTCACAGCTGCAAAAGGTCGATATAGTGAAGAGTTTGTAAAAGCTGGTAAAGGGACTGAGGAAGAAGGAATGGGAGCCTATGATAGGATCGTAGAGCTAGAAAAGAAATTAGAAAGATCTAAAGAATATGGTTTTGACGGGTCTAAAGAAGATAATGAAGAGCTTATAAAACTTAAAGATGGCTCTGTATCCGTAGCTAATCCAAAAGTACAGAAGCGACCAGAGGGGGAATTACCAGCCACAGTATCAAGTCCAAATGCTGAAGCAGATAATATTCAATCTACCCAAGAGATAGTGGCTGAAAGTGCTAAAAAAGATGTAGAGTTAACTGGTATTAATAATGATCTACTTGAAAAGCAATTAAAAGAACTAGAAAAGATTAGTGCAGCGCTTGCACCAAAGACACCATCAGATCTACCAGGAAGTAAATTAACGCCAACCTCCGGAGGTGGAGGAGGCGGTGGAGGAGGTGATGGCGGTGGAGGTGGGATAGGTTTAGGAGATATGCTACCGTCGGGTGGTGGTCTCGGTAAGACCCTAAAAAATGCAGGTAGGGGAGCATTAAGTCTGGGTGGAAAAGCGCTTAAGTTCATGGGCGGTAAAGGTGGAGCTATAGCTGGTGCAGCGCTTGCTGTTGGTGCAGGTGCATATACTGCATATAAAGGCTATACTGCTGCAGATGATTCTAAGGATGCTAAGCTAGAAGAAGTACAAGCTAAGGTTGACTCTGGAGAAATGAAACCAGAGGAGGCTGCGGCCGCAAGGAAAGAAATTGGCAATACCGCCACTGTAGAAAAGTCAGGAGCTGTTGGCGAAGGTACTGGTATGGCCGTTGGCGCTATTGCTGGTATGAAGGCAGGCGCTATGCTTGGCGCCTTTGGTGGCCCAATTGGGGCAGGTGTTGGCGCAATTGCAGGTGGTGCATTAGGTGCATTTGCTGGATCGAGTGCCGGTAAGTATGTTGGTGAAAAAGTTGGAGGTGGTATAAATGCCGTCAAAGGCTTCTTTGGCGGTAAGACAGATGCACCTGGTGCAGCTACAAAAGAGGCTCTAGCTCCTACACCGGCTACTGTAAATGCAGCTGCAGTAGAGCCTGATATTACATTTAGAACATCAAAAAGAGAGTCTAGTACTATTGGTGGTAGAGTTATTGATGGATTTGAGGGTGGTTACAATCTGCGTGGTAAAAAAGAAGATGTTGAAGAAGCAGATGCAGCATATAACGAATTTCGAAATGCTGAAGATGATGCTACCGCTGAAGCTGCTGCAGCTAAATTTAAAGCTCTTGCTGCCAATATACAATCTCCTGAATACCAGGAGAAGATGAAGCGTATAAGCAAGGAGCAGCAAGCAAGAAAGAAAGCAAAAGTCGACCCGGCAGTTGAAGCCCAGGTAACTGGTGGTCCAGGAGCAATGATTCCAGCCGTAGAAAAGAAGCCTGTTGATAGTGCTGCACCTGGTGACGCAACAGCTGCTGCTTTAGCACCGGGTATGGCTAAGGGGGGACCAGTAGAAGATGGCGCCGATTATATTGTAGGTGAAAAGGGACCTGAACTCTTTATGCCGTTCAAAGACGGTGTCGTACTACCTAACGATGTATCTAAGAAGATAGCTGGTGGAAAAATACCTCTTGCAAAAGGTGGTATTGCTCTTGCTGACTCTAAAGTAAAAGTTCCACCAATTCCTAAATTGCCTGCACAAGATGGCGATCAAGACGATGGATCTAAAGTAACAACAAATCCAGACGGTACTAAAACTTATGCTGGAGCATTTGGCAGATTCACTTTTGATAAATCTGGAAAAGCTATTAAATATGCAACACCACAATTTAGTGGTTTGGGTAGCGAAGTTGATCTAACATCCGGTAATCAAACAACTAGTTATAATGCCGGGCCAATGAGTAGTACACAAACTACCGATGCTAAGGGTAATATTGTATCATCCAATACCGAATATGACTTGGGTCTAGGTAAGATGTCAATGGGACAAGATGCCAAAGGTATTAAATCTAAATCATGGGAGGGTCGTGGCGGGGAAGCACAAGATGTTGTGTCAAATAAAGACCTATACGCCATGGGTAACAAAGATAAAGAAGCCACATATGATCGTGCGATGGCTCAAGTTAATGCTACACCAGCTACCCCTGTAGGTAGTGATGTTGTTAAAGCATCGATTGAGAATAAAGATCTTGAAAGAGAGTCCAAGCAATCAAAAGCATCCTCGACTCCTATTGTAATGAATAATTCAAGTAGTAACAATACTACCTCATATGTCCCTATCAAGGCATCCCCAAGACCAGATGGGTCCTCTTCTGTAGATAGACATCAAAACCGCATTGCCGCTTATTAAGGAGAAAAAATGAAACGTATTTTAGTAGTTCTTTCCGTAGTTCTTGCTACCACGTTTGTATATGCTGATGACTCAAAACCTCAGGTAAAGCCCCCTGTTACCGCCCAAAGCAAACCGGTGGTAAAGAAGCCTTGTAAGGAGGGTCAGACCCCAGACAAGGATAACTGTCGCATACTGAAGAAGGTGGAAAAAAAGAAGTAATTAAAAAAGGACCCTAGGGTCCTTTTATTTTAGTCGTCGTTCGCTAGTTTTGCGAAGTAAGATAATGAGTCTGAGTCA